GAAAGAGAAAAGTTTGTTAATGTCAGCCATAGCGATCTTTTAAAGATTTCCATGATGCGTAGACAGCAAGAACGGTACGAAAAGGATCTTGAGAACATGCTCATAGTGGTCGATCCGGCCCTTCACACAACCTATGTGAAAGCCAAGGCAGACCAAGCAGCAAAGCGTAAACGCCATATGGAGATGTTGGCCCAGCAGAAAAAACAACGGGCAGAGTTAGTCCAACGTATTATATTGATAACAGTGATTATAATTACAGGCTTAGTTGCCGCTGGAATTGTAGTTGGCCTAGCTATATTAATGTTTAAAGGTTAGGAGAAGTTATGGACGTAGGAGCAACAAATCCTGTTAACCAAATAGCTTGGAGGCAGGTAGCAGAACAGAAGTACCAGAGGTTAATGGATGATCTTCAGGTTGAAGAACGTAAGCAAAAAGTGGAGCAGTTAAACACTACACTTTATGTGGCTAAAAATAATAAGATACAACTTCAATCGGGAAAAGCCCCGACTAATCTTAATTTTTTGGTGTAAGTATGCCCCCTAAAAAAGATCCAAGATTGGCGAGAGCAGGAGTTTCTGGTTTTAATAAACCAAAAAGAACGCCTAATCATCCTAAGAAATCTCATGTGGTTGTAGCTAAAGAAGGTGATAAAGTAAAAACTATTAGATTTGGGCAGCAGGGTGTTAAGACCGCTGGAAAACCAAAGAAAGGTGAATCCACAACACAAAAAGCAAGGCGTAAATCTTTTAAAGCCCGACATGGGAAGAACATAGCTAAAGGTAAAATGTCAGCGGCGTATTGGGCCGATAAGGTAAAATGGTAATCTATGCGAAAGAAATTTAAAAAAGCTTTAACTAAAAGGCAAGAAACCGCGTTACAAGAACATTCAGCGCACCACACTAAAGCGCATATGACTGAAATGAAAAAGTTAATGCGGTCTGGTAAGACCTTTACGCAAGCCCACAAAGATGCGATGAAAAAGGTTGGCAAGTAATATGGGTTTTAAGTTAAGTGCAGGGTTAGGACTGGCTTTAGTTATTCTGGCAGGTTCTTTCAAAATGTATTATGACAAGACGCAAGCAGAGATTAAGGCGTTCCATTTGCAATTGGAGCAGTCGATCCAGAACCAAAAAACCTTAGAAAGTACTATTGAACAGCAAAATGAGAACTTAAAGCAAGCCGTTGAAAATCAAGAACTAATGATTAGTCAGGTTGAAAAGCTTACAAAAGAGAACATGGTTGCTCAAAACGAGGTAACCGATATTAGAAAAAAGTTTTCACGGCATTCTATCGATGTGCTGTCGATCAGAAAGCCCAAATTAATAGAGAATATTATCAATCGCGGTACGAAGTCAGTACTCAATGACCTTAAAGACATAACCGATGAAACACAGTTTGATGAAAATACTGATATTTCTAATACTTCTGCTGGTTAGTGGATGTTCTATACTTGGTTCAAAACGGGAAATTCCTGAAGTTAAACCCGTGGAAGTGGTTACGATAGTTAAAAAAGCACCCACGTATCACCCTCCTCTCCCTAATCAAATTGACCCCGTTCCCGTTGAATGGACAGTCTTAAACCCAGAACTTATGCAAGAGTATCTGGATGATTTAAACGAAGGAAACGCACCAACAAACGTATGGTATGCTTTAACGACTAAAGGTTATGAGAACCTTTCGACAAATATGGCGGAAGTAAAAAGGTATTTAAGGCAGGTACTGAGTATCTTAAAATACTATCGAGAATTGGACGCGGAGCAACCCGATGAAGATAAGTAACGATGGCTTGGATTTAATTAGGCATTTTGAAGGCTGCGAAACAACAGCTTATCAGGACAGTGTGGGTGTTTGGACCATTGGCTATGGACATACGAAAGGCGTAGAAGAGGGTCAAACGTGTTCAATGGAAGATGCAGAAACCATGCTTGCTGATGAAATGGACGAGTATGAAGGCTATGTAAACGACATGGTGCGGGTGGATCTTCAGCAGCACGAGTTCGATTCACTTGTTGCGTGGGTCTATAACCTTGGCCCAACAAACCTTGGCGAAAGTACTATGTTAAAGGTTTTGAACGGGGGTCAATTTGACCGGGTTCCTTCTGAAATGAACCGTTGGAATCGTGCGGGAGGAGAGGTTCTTGAAGGTTTGGTTAGAAGGCGACAAGCGGAGTCTTTGATGTTTCAGAACTTAGATTGGAGACAAGTGTAATGCCTCTTCAGAAGTTTCTATTTAATCCTGGGATTAATAAGTCTGGCACCGATTACACCGCTGAAGGGGGCTGGTATGACGGTAATTTGATCCGTTTTCGCGGCGGTTTTCCGGAAAAAATAGGGGGCTGGTCAAAGCTTATTCAGACTTCTTACAACGGTACTGGCAGAAAACTATTAGGGTGGGTTGATTTAGCTGGAACAAAACTTCTTGGTCTTGGAACCCGAACAAAACTTTATATTCAAGAAGGTACAAACTATAACGATATTACCCCGATTCGGAGTACAACTAGTGCGGGTGACGTAACTTTTGCCGCGACCAACGGATCAAGCACCCTTACTGTGACGGATACCGCTCATGGCGCGTCACAAGGGGACTTCGTTACTTTTTCAGGAGCCGCTTCGCTGGGCGGCAACATCGTTGCGGCTGCTATAAATCAGGAATATGAAATTGCTACGGTTCCTTCTACCAGCACCTATACAATTACGGCGAAAGATGCGGATGGCGACACGTTAACTGCAAACGCTAGTGATTCGGGCAACGGTGGCGGTTCTACCGTAGGGGCTTACCAGATAAACATTGGGTTAGATGTGTTTGTTGACGGTACTGGTTTTGGAGCGGGAACGTGGGGCGGTGGAACGTGGGGTTCTACTAGTTCTTTAAGTAACTTAAACCAGTTACGCCTTTGGTCACTGGATAGCTTCGGGGAAGACTTGATTGCTTGTCCTAGAGCAGGAGGGATTTATTACTGGGATACGAGTGCAAAAACGTTAGGAACAGACCGCGCTGTTGCATTAACCGCGTTAAGTGGTGCTAATTTAGCGCCAACCAAGGGTCTTCAAGTACTGGTTTCTGATGTAGATCGACACGTTATTGTCTTGGGTGCAGACCCTATTAGTGGGGGATCTCGTTCGGGATCAATAGATCCTCTGTTGGTAGCGTTTTCAGATCAGGAAAATCCGGCTGAATGGGAACCTAAATCCACTAATACTGCAGGATCTTTACGTTGTTCAGCAGGGTCTGAAATTATTGGTGGAATGCGAGCACGTCAGGAAACCTTAATATGGACAGACGTGGCGTTGTACAGTCTTCAGTTTGTAGGTCCTCCGTTGACCTTTGGACTCAACCTAATTAACGAAGGCGTTAGTTTGGTCGGACCAAATGCAATGGTTAACACTCCGGCCGGGGTGTTCTGGATGGACAAAAAAGGGTTTTACACCTATAGCGGTGCGGTAAGTCCAGTCCCTTGTTCCGTTCATTCTTATGTATTTGATAATTTAAACGAAGGACAGGCGTATCAGTTCTTTGGGTTTTTAAACAAACAATTTAATGAAGTTGGTTGGTTTTACTGTTCTACGGATTCTACAACCGTAGATCGTTACGTTACTTACAACTATGTAGAACAGGTGTGGAGTATTGGTCAGCTTTCCCGTACTGCGTGGCTAGATGAAGGGATTGTTGCTTTTCCAAGGGCCGCGGGCGTTTCAAGCTCGACAAACTATTTATACCAGCATGAGACAGGTAACGATGCCGACGGGAGCCCGATGGACGACGTATATATTGAATCCGCAGACTTTGATATAGGTGACGGGGAGCAATTCCAGTTTATTCGCCGCATGATTCCGGACGTTAAATTTACGGGTAGCGGAGGCAGCGACCAACAAATTAACGTGGTACTTAAACAACGTAACTATCCGGGCGATTCATTGAGCACGGACCAGACGACAAGCTTTACCTCTTCTACTACGAAAATTGACATGCGGGGCCGTGCCAGACAGGCGGCTTTGCGGTTTGAATCAGATGATGACGCATCTACTGGTGTAAGAGCGGGTGTCGGTTTTAGAATCGGCGGAACGCGGCTTGATCTACAGCCTAATGGAAGAAGATGAGCAAGCTTTTACAGGGCCGATTACCCTTTGTTGTAGGGGAAAATGTACCCCCTGAAACCTTCAATCGGACTGTACGTTTACTTGAAATAAGTTTAGACTCTTTTGATCCGGATTCTACTCCGCAATTTACGGCCGCGGAACTTGACGAGTTAAAGTTTCAGGCTGGTGATATAATCTGGAACACGACCGTAGAGGCGTTACAGTTGTATACTGGAACGGCTTGGGTCGAACTATCTTCTCCGGCTACATCGGGGTTAAGCGCCACAGGTGGCATAGGAATCGTTCAGGTAATTACTGGCGGTTCAATTGTTGTGACATTATAAAAGAGGCGTATATCAAAGATGGCAGAAGCAGCTTTAAAGTACGACGAATTTGAAGATTTTGATGACATAGAGCCCATTCAAATTCCTGCGGGCGGTATAGCAACCTTTCTGACTGCCCGAGAGGGTATGTTTGCAGACGATGATGAAGATGACATACCTACAGGCGGTATTGCTTCGGTCAAACAGGTAGCAGATCAGCTTGCTGAATACGGACGCCATGAAGACGAGTTCATGGTCCACGCAGCGGAAGGCGAGACAGTCATTCCGATGGAAGTATTCCGTAAAAATCCCATACTAAAAGAGAACATATACCGACAAATGCGCGACATGGGCCTTGAGCCAGAGCGTTATGTCATTGGTAATGAACTAAATTCAATTAACCCAGTTACAGGACAACCTGAGTTTTTCCTCAAGAAAATATTTAAAAAACTGGGCAAATTCCTTAAAAAAGCGGTATCTGTCGTACTACCTATTGTAGGCGCAATCTTCTTAGGGCCTTTAGGGGCTTCATTAGGAAGTGGTATTGCAACTTTAATACAAGGTGGAAACTTAAAAGACGCTTTTAAAGCTGCTGCAATAAGCGGGTTAACGGCGGGTGCAATGAACGCCATTGGTGGCGGAATTTCAGCGGTTAAAGAAGGTGGAAAGTTCTTGGCTGGCGCTAAAGAAGGCGCTTTAGGGTCTGGAGGATTCACTCGAACCTTTGCTGAAGCTACCGCAGCAGGTAAAGCTGCCGGGGTTACTGCGGCGGGAGCCGCTGCCGAAGCCGCTGTTCCAACTGCTGCCGAAAGTTTGGTGAAAGCAGGAGGCCCTGCTTTGGACCCATCTACACTAACCGTAGCTGACGCAAAACAACTAGCCGATATTCAAGCCGCGGGTGTTACTCAAGAAACTTTTAATAAAGCGATTGCAGGTGGTGCCAATATTGACACAATTGCAAAAGCCGCTCCCGAATTAGCTAAAGCACAACAATACGCAACATTGCAAGGTATGGGCGTTGATCAAGCTAAATTTGAGCAATTAGCAGGAGGTCAGGTTTCTCCGACGCCTTCTCAACTACAGCAATCTATGATAACTGAAATGAAAACTGTTGGCGGGTTAACGGATGCCAATCTTCAGTTAGCACAATCGCGAGGACTTTCTGTTGAAGACCTTTACAGTCGTTTTAACCAAGGCGGGTTAGATGCTACTTATACCTTACCGGGTGGTCCGATTGTAAGACAAGAAGGAGAAATGATAAGAGAAATTTTTCCTGATGGCAGGTCTACCGTAACGCATAAAAGCGTATATGGTC